CTAAGCGCCGGCAATATAGTCAGCCAGCACCTGCTGAATCCGATGTGCCAGCCCTGTCGGCAGACCCCGAGCCGCATCAGGGAAAAACGGCCGCGCCGGGATATCTCCCCACAGGTGGGGGAAGTCCGCCTTCTTGCCGCCGAACTGCTGCATAGCGGCATAGGCCATTGACGAGTAGACCTCAACGCCATCACCGCCTACCAAACGCCAGTTCTCTCCTTCCTTTGGTTTGAAGAACTGCGTGGACAGTGACTTCGACTCGCCGATCAACGGCTTCTTGCTAGACAGCGCCAACTGGCCGCGCGCCGACAGACGGCCTTTGACTTTCGTGAAGTTCTTCGCGTTACCGTGCAACATCCGGCGCAGCGTGGTATCGGTGTTCGGCGCCCACGACTTGCCGTAGGGGTCTTGCGAAACCTCAAACCGGGTCTTGGTGAATTCCACCACCAGCTCGCCGATCGACTTGAGCGCAGGCTGCGGGTTGTCGAACGCGTTGACCAGGCGAGCGAGTTCGGCATGGACGCCGGTATCGGTGAGGTTGATCTGGATCATGGTTTCGGCTTTCGCAGGAATTCCGGAATCTCGTAACGCTCGACCAGCAAGTGGCTGGTGGGCAGCAGCCGTTCAGAGAACTGTATGCCGTGGTCGCCGGGAAAGGGCTCGCGGTGGCCGCGATAGGCTTGCCACAGTTCGTCCGGGATGCCTTTCGGAAAAGCCGTGCAGGTCCGATTCAGTACGTCCAGATGCCGACAATTCCAGCAGGTATCGGATCGCCATGGTCGGCTGCCCGGACCATCGAGTTGGCTTGGAATCTCATCAGCGCTCAAGGCCACTCCTCGGCGTGCGCGAATAACCGATCGCCACTTCGGCGTCGACTTCCAGCCAAATCATATGTTCCATAAGCACGTGGTATTGGTCCTCTGCGATCAAGCCTCGCGACAGGGCATCGTTGAGGCGCGCTTTCACGTCGGCCTCGACGCGGACAAACACGGTTTCGATTTTCGACCAGTAATCCGGACCCCAGGTCACGCCAAGCGCACGCGCAAGACTGTACTGGAAAAGGTTATCCACCACATGCATTTCAGCCAGGTCGTGCCAGATCGCGAGCCGTACATCCTCCATTGAGAACCCCTCCGGCGCTTTGCCGGGATGGTTATGGATCATGACGGCACCCGGTAGCAGCGGCAGTTCAGCAGGCGATAAGCGAACCGAGTCGACGCTACCCACCTTGCGCAGCAGTTCTCTGCCGTTGGCACTGAGAACCACCACATGCTCGTTCGTTTCCTCGGCGATCTGATTGCCGATGTCGCGGACTCTGGCACTCAGGCTGCCGACGGGAGCGTTCAGCACCTTCGCCACATTCGCCGCCAGCGCCTGCCCGATCGGCCCCGGCAGCTTTACCACCTTGCCGTTGAGCAGAGCTCTGAGTTCGTCGGCGACGCTCGCCCCTGGCGTATACGCAAAGCCCGGATCGATGCCCGCAATATCGTCCGCCGCCGGCGCATTCGCCGGCCCGCGACCGTTGGCGATCGCTTTCAGATAATCGCTTTTCGGCACCGCGATGATGCGGCAATGGCAACCCCAGCCATTCGGCGCAAAGTGCGTCTTCCAGAAGGGATGATCGGGGGACAGCGTCAAACCATCCCACGACACATGCAGCGGCCGCGGGAACATCACCCCATCGCTGTGCTTGTACTGCCAATACGGCAGCACAGCCAGCAGTTCCGGGTCCGTGAGCTGCTGATACCGACCAGCGGCGTAACTGGTGGCCATGTTCGTTTGGTAAATCACCTTGGTCCGCCAGGCGACACCCGCCTTGCTGCCTTCGCCGGTCCAGCCCGTCCAGCCGTTTCTGGCCACCAGCGCCTTGAAGTCTTTTTGGAACGTGTTCAGACCCGTACCGTCCGCCTTCGCCTTCAATACCGCGGCGTGGAGGTCCGCCAGCAGGTCTGCCGCCTTGGCGCCGGCGACGATAAACGACCGGTCGTGCTCCTCGTGGCGAATATCATCCCAGCGCTCGCTCGGAAGATTCAGCTTGGCTTTGAAGAATGCCACCTGCTCGGCGAATGGCCGGTGATAGTCAGACACTGGCGCGTACCCTCAGCGCCGCCACTGCAAGCCATCCCAGCGCAACAGCAGCCGACCCTCAGCGTCGCAAACGCCGGCCGCCACGTGCGCCGCAAAGATCTCGCGCAAATGCCGATTCGTTTTCGCGCCTTCCACCATTCGCTCCATCGCCATCGGGCTACGTGGATGTTTGGCCCACTCCAACGGGTCTGCCGGCCCTTGCATCGGGCGGCTACCGCCCATCGCCACGCCGGCTGAAGGCCTCGGCCTCGTCGCCCACGTCCGCCATGCCGGCGAGCCGGGCCACCATGAAACCGCTCTCCATCACCGCCCGCAGATCGTCGAGCGGCAGCCCGTCGTATGCCGCCAGCAGCGCTGCCTGCAGTGCCTCCAGGCTATCGGCGCTATCGACCAGGGACTCGATATGTGCCAGCACCGCCTGCCAAGCGCCGGCGGATTCACGCTGCAAGCGCGCGGCGAGTGCAGTCACCGGCGTCGGGTCCGCCGACCCTGCCGAGGCATTGGACACCAGCGCCGCCAGCGCTACCCTCGGGGTCACCGGCGGCGCCCCCGGATCCCGCGGCGCCTGGCTCACCCCGAGCACCTCCTCACCGTCTGCAGGCTCTGGAATATGCAGCCGTTCGCGTGCCCAGGGCGCAGGAATCCTAAAGATCCCCGCCAGCTTGGGCAACGCCTCCGCGTACGAGACCAGGTCTTCCGGCTCCGAGGTATCAAAAACCAGCCGCGGACAGCGCCGCAACCCGTCGATACCCCCACGGTTCAGCGCCAGGATGGGATAAACCAGATCGCGCGTGATCGACCCCGCCACCTGGCGCGCATCAGCGACCAGAATCTCGTGCCGCACCGAGTCATGCACCTTCCCGAGCGCGTGCGTGCTGGACTTGCCGTCCGCCTGGCTGGTCAGCGTCCCCCCCAGAATGCCTTTGCTCTGTGCCCGATCCGCCCAGGACATCATGTCCAGATGCGAACTCCCGCCCGTCGAACCCCCGGTGATCTTCTGCACTTCCAGCGTCATGTCCGCAGGCATGATCGCGCGCGCGTCATGCCCCAGCGCCGTCACCGCCCGCATCAGGCTCGATTTCTCGTCCGCAGTCGCCGCCGAGTGGTATTTGCCGACAATGATCGGCAACCCATACGTCTCCAGAAACTCCGCGAAATCCCCCAGCGCATACGTCTTGTAAAGGAACGGCCAGCACAGCACCCGATACAGCCCCAGCCGCCCGAGATAACCCGTTTTCGCCTTCCCATGCTGATGCATCACCCATCCGAACGGCTGCAGATCCGCGCCGTCGGCGCTGGCATCGCGCAGACGCAACGCGGTGCGATCGCGAGACAGCCTGAACCACTCCTGCGGCCGCGGATAAAACGCCGGCAGGTACTCCGTCCCCGCCCTTCGCCACTCGATCTCGATCGCCGAGAAGCCGTGCCCCACCCCATCCATGCACGCGAGGATCAAATCCTCGAAGTCGTCCACACCCTCCTGTATCGCCGCCTTGGCCCACTCAGCCGCGGATTTCTCGGCCGCAGACGCCGCACGCGGCGGCACGACGTCCCAATCCAGATTCAGCAGCGCCAGCTTGCGTTTCCCCATCTCCGCCACGAGATGAGAATCACGCTCCTCCATATCCGCAAACAGGCGGTGTTGACTGACCAGATCGCCGTTATCGGCTGCTCGCAGCGCCGAGGCCAGCTTGCTCGGCGAAAGGCCTCCGAGCATCGGCGTCAGATATTGGTTTTCGAGCGTACGAATCGTGCTTGTCTGCGGCTCGCGCAGCGTACCGGTATCGAATGGACGACCGAACTGATCCAGAATGCGCGTCATAGCATGTGCCTGGAGGCGTACCCCAGGTCCTCCTCGTCAGCGCCCCGGCGAGGTTCCGAGACAAACCCGTCACAACGGCCCGGCAGGCCCTCGACCCGCAACGCGTAATCCGCCAGGAACAAAGCGATCGCAAAATCCCCGTGCCGCTGCACCTTCTCGGTACCGCCCGATGTTTGGCGCTGCGTCGCCGCATTCGGCAGCTTGGGCACCCCGTTGATCGTCCGGATGGCCCGCAGATCGTCCCGACACTGATCGTCGCGCGGCAGCGCATCGAGCATGGCATCCTCAAACGACGCCTTGAACCGAGGCATCTGTTCGCGGTAAAACGCCTCGGACAGCTTGATCTGCTCAATCCTCGCCGAGCCGTAGCGATCCGCTGCATATTCCGCCAACGCCGCGCCGTTGCCGCCCGCATCCATTGCCCCGCGGCGCATCCGCGGCAAGCGGTCGACCACGTAGGTCACGATCTGCTCCTGCTGCCGGAACGGACAATTCCCCAACTCGATCACCAGGCGACAGCGCCGCACCAGGTCATGCCCTTCCTCAAGCACCGCGGTGACCGACAGATCGCCGACGCGCGCGAAATCCTCGCCAAAACCGTGCCACAACAAAGGATCGAGCGATTCAAGAAGCGGCTGCAGCTCCTCCGCGCACCAGGCGAGGACCTCCCGCCGCCGCTCGCCTTCCGGCACCTGACCAAAACTGTCCGGCCAGCGCCGGCGCACGATGGGCGTCTCCAGCACCATGCGCGACTCGATCAGCGCCATCGACAGAAACACCCCGCCGCCCTCCGACGGAATCACATCGAGTTCCTCGGCGGCCGTCTCGCCATACATCGCGTAGATCTTGTCCACCCAGGCGGCCTCGGTCTTGTCCACCAACCGCTCACCCTGGATCAACGCCACCCGCTGATACAAACCCTGCGCCACCGCCTCGCGGAACGTCGTCCGATGCAGCGAATAGCCCAGCCGTCCGGCACGAATCGCCCCAACGATCTCGTTGAACGGATTGTTCGTGCCATTGTGCGACGAGAGCAGGCGCACCTTGCCGCCCCAGATCAGCATCGCCAGAGACGCCTTCATCAGTCCCGGCAGATCATCATGGAACGCCGCCTCATCGATCGTCACCCGGCCCTGCTTGCCGCGGATCGAGCGCGGCCGGCTACTCAGCGCCAAAATCTTCTTGCCGCTCGCGAAATCGATCCGGAACGCCTTGATATCCTGTCCCTCATCGACATAGACCACCTCGCCAAACCACGCCGCGGCGAACGAAAACGCCTTCGCCCACATCGCGCAATCGTCGATGTACTCCCGGGTCATGTCCTCGCTGTAGCCGATATACAACGCATCCATGCCGCCTTCCGGCGCCGCCGTCAGCACCGCTTCAGAGGCATCGCACCAGCTCGCCCCGATGCGGCGAGATTTCTCCCACACGGCCACCTCAGCCGGGTCCGACACCCAGGCCTGCTGATACGGCAGCAGCACCGGCGGAGTACGCGTCACGGACTTTCCCATAGGCGTCATGCCGTGATCCCGAGAATTTCGCGGCGGATCGTCTCCACGGCCTCAGTCGTCAGCCCGCCCTTGCGCGCCACCTTCGCCACCGAATCGGCTGCCAACGCCGCTTTGTCGCGCATTTCGTCCTGCCATTTCGACAGCGCCACCTGAAAACGCCCTACATCCGCATGCGCCCGAGCGATCATCGAAATCGACTTTGCCGCTTCGGCCGGGTCCGAGTCCGCCTGGCGCAGCGCGATCGTGGTGCGCAACAACAAGTCTTGCAGGATCCCGGAAGTGGCCGAAAGCAGGTCGCCATCGTCGCCATCGGTCTTTGCCGCCTTCGCCAGCGCACGCGTACGCCGCACATCGGCCATCGCCTCCTCGAACTCGGCCTCCAACTGCACGCCGTGCCGGTGGATCGCGCTTTTGCTGATCTGATAGCCCTGATCGCTCAGCCAGCGCGCCAGCTCCTCGTACCCGGAAAAGTCCGAGACCACCAGGCGCCGATTCAATTCGTCTCGGACCTCCTCGGGAAGTTGCCCAACTGCCGAACGTTTCGGCATCTCAAGCCCCCGGCCGCGGGCGGGCAACCCCCGGCACCAAGCTTAGGCCATTGGCCACATCCAGCCCTCTTTCGGTCAGTGTCGCAATCGTGAAACCGGCGGCACCGCCAGGGCGCTGTGTCACTACCAGTCCCTGCTCATTCAACCACGCGAGTTCGACGCGCACCCCCGACAGCGACACCTTCAGCCCCTTGTCCAGCAAGGCCTGGTGCAGCAGCATGTCCGGCGCCGTGTAATCCGGCACCGCTACCAGACACCGCAGCGCCTGTAGCCGCGACTCTTCGCGTACGCGCTCAGCAAAGGAAAGCCCGCGGTTATCCATGTTTCTGCTCCAACAGATGTTGATTGATCAGCGATATCGTCCCCTGCAGCGACTCCACCGTCCCGCGCAGTTGGTTGGCCACCTGCGACACATCGCCGATCGCCTCATACAGGCGCGACAAATCCAGTCGCGTCGGCGTATCCGAAAGCCGTGTCCGGATCTCGCCAAAGTGGTCATCGATGCGTCGGCGCCGCGTGTCGATGTCGGCTTTCATCCCCGCAATCTCCTGGTACAAATCGGTGCGCAGCTTGGCGACCGCCTCCTGCGTGACCTTGTTGCGCCGATCCCAGAACGTGAAGCCCATGGTTGCGACCAGCAGGAGGAGCATGGCGAAATCGATCCACCACTTGATTGCCACAAAATCAACATTCACGAGCCATCCTTTCTTGTTTTTCTTGTCGATTCTTGCAATCGACGCAGAGGCGAACGCCGGGATAGGCCGCCCGTCTGGCCTCACTGATCGGTTCGTCACACTCGGCGCAGTTCTGTGCCGAATCGTCGATGGTTTTGCCCTGTAGGCCCGATCGGCGGCGCTGTTTAGAAAGCGCATCCGAGCGCATTTCCGCCTCTCGATCCGCCACTCGGTCAAATAAATCGCTCATGCCGTGCGCACCGGCAGCGTTGCCGCCAGCACCAGCACCCGCCCGGTCGGGTCGAGCGTCGCCTGGCAGCGCAGCGTGTAGGTGGCGCCATCAACGCCGCCGGTGATCGGCTGCAGCACCGTGCCGCCGGCAATCGTCGGCGTCCCGTAAAGCATCGCCGCCGGGTCAGCATCGGTCCCCGAGAGCAGCGTGCAGGTGAGGGTCGCACTAGCGATCGTCTCGCCGGCGTCGAGGTCCTCGGTGTAGTCGAACGTCGCCACCAGCTTTTCTGCGGGGTCCTTGGCCGACCAGAGCGTTCTCATGGCGCGCTCACCCGATCCCGCTGACCCGATAGCGGCGCTGACCGCGCCGCGCCGTCAGCGTGCGCCCCGACCGACTCACCCGGAACGCCGCATTCCGGCCCCGACGCACGCGGTAGCGCGCATCGATCGCGGGCGGTACGAGGCTCAAGCCGCGCCAGGTGAGCAGCGACTGCCGCCAGCGGTTGGGGCTGCGCCATTTAGTGGCCATGGCCGTGCGGGCCTGCAGGCAGAAGCATTGTCGACCTATTCCGCGATCTGATCGCGCTGTGCAGCCAGCGCCATGTATAGGCTCCACAGCACGGCATACACCTCGCTGTGACTGATGGTGGCGCCGACAGGATTGCCCGTCGACGGGTCGAGCAACGGAAACGTGGCAGACGGATCGGTGAAGTCCTTGTTGATCGACCCTGCCGGCGTGCCAATCGACGTTCCATCAGCAAGCGCGATCCGCCTTTCCTCGTCGAATCGGATCGACGGGATTGCGCCGCTCGGGTTGTTGATTTCGATGTGCAGGCAGCGCTGCCATGAATCGCCAGTGACGGTGGATTGCTTATAGTCCATGGAGTCCCATTACGTGAGAGTGAGTACGGCACTACGGACAACGCCGTCTGTGCCCTTGAGCTTGATCGTGATGCTGGTGTTGCTCGTAGCTTCCATCGACAGTTCCCCGTTGGCGGTCGGCGTGAAAGACGCAGCCGGAGTGAAGATCGGGGTGCCGAATGCCTTGAAGGTGACGGTGGCCGAATTGCCGATGACGGACGTGTTTGAACCAAGACCGACAGCGTTGTAGCCAATGACCGTCTGGTTGGTTTGTCCTGACGCCAGCGCCTTCGCCATGTACCCGATGAAAATCGAGTTGTCGCAAGTGGCGTTGGCCGTTGAGCCATCGGCAATGTAGCGGCCAGCATAGGCTCCAAGGGCGGCCACGTTGGAGCCAGCAGTCATGCCCAGCAAACTGGCATACCCAATCACCGTGTTGTAGCTGCCTGTTGTGGCGTTCGACAGCGCGCTATTCCCAACTGCGGTGTTGTATAGCGCTGTCGTTACATTGGTGATGGCCTGATAACCTACACCTACGTTACCGTACCCTGACGATAGCGCTTGCGCCGCACCGGAACCGATAGCGGTATTAACTTGTCCAGTCGTGCATAGGCTGAGCGCGGCGTAGCCCAACGCTGTGTTGTTGGACCCCGTGGTGACGGCGCGCAGGGCATTGGCTCCATACCCTGTGTTGCTGGTGCCTGTCGTTACGGAGCGACCTACATCGACTCCAATCAAAGTGTTCCACTGTCCGTTGCCTCCGGTACGCACTTGGGATGCGGTTGATCCGTCAGCGTTTTGCAGCACATGGGTTGCCATCACGCTGCCGAGCGAGACGTTTTTGACGGTAATCAGGTCAATCGCACCGTCAAAGGTGCTACTAGGCAGTATGGTCAGCGCCACGGAACCAGTGGCTGTTGCGACCAAGGTTCGCTTGGTGACTCCATTCACGGTCAAGCCGCTGGACGTTCCAAAGTCAAAAAGCACCATCGCACCGACGTTGATCTGAATCGTTCCGGCAGTACGCCCGGAAATGGTTACTTCCACTTGATACGTGCTACTGGACGCCACCGTGATGTTCTGCGACAGCGTGCTCGCAGAGCCTGGGGTGTGATCGGCCGTTCCAGCAACCCAACTCCAGCTTGCCCCGGAATCCGTCCAGCCAGATAGATCGCTGGTAAATGCACCGTTGGTAACCAGTTCAGGACCAAGAGTGGCGGTGGATTGGATGCCCTTGAAAATGTACTGCCCACCTGTGGCGCTGTAGGTTACGGCGCCGAGGTTTGAAACGGTCATGCTGAGGTACGTCGCCGCGTCGTACCCGAGGCGCAACTGTTCAGCCGTATCGACAACGTGGACCTTTGCCGATGGGCTTGTTGTGCCAAAACCCCAATCGTTCGCCGCCTCGTCAAACGCCGAAGAGGAACCGAACAGGATCTTGCCCTTGGTAGCATGCGCCGTGCTGCGCAGCGTCAGCGTCTCACTCGCGGCTGTGCCGCCTGTTAGCGTTTGGCCACCGGCGACGCCGGCCAGCGTTGCGAATACCGCCCGCAGCGCCGCCTTGATATTCGACCACGACAGATACTTGAGGACACCTCCCGCGGCGCTATCGGAAAGACCAAGCAGGTCAGCGTCGTCTGGCGCTGCTTTCGATGCAGCGCCAGCAATCAGCGCCCCGGCAGCCGCCGCGGTATTCGGCATCGCGTTGTTGGCCACCGCCTCGGTAGCCTCGACCACGTCGGCCATCTGGTCCCACAACAGATCCAGTTCGGTACCGGCGCCGTCTTGAGTGTCCAGAGGGCCAGGACGTGGCAGGGTGGTCATGGGGTGGGGGCGCTCGGGCTGGTGAACATCGCCGCTTCCGCCTCGCGGCGCGCGCGGTAGTCCGCGCGGGTGATTGCCGGCAGACCGTAACGCTGTAGCGCCGTGCCGACCAACGGCTTGCAGACCGTGTGCAGCATCTCGCGCAGCGTCGAGCGCTCGTATTCGAGGATCCCGATATCCCAGAGCAGACTCACCAGCGCGTCGAATTCCTGCGGTTCGAGCGGCACGCGGGTACTGGCATTGAGATAGATCTCATAGACGCGAACATCCTCGCGCAGCAACTGCCTCGCCTGGTCGGGAGTGATCCCCCGCGACAGGGCCTGATCGATCGGCCGCAGGATGTGCCCGTAGCCGATCGCCGGCAGACCGCAGGGGTGCGGATACGGGCGGGCCGAGAAGCGCTCAAAGCGCTGGATGAGGGCTAGCCCCGCGTCAGAGACGCAGCGCGCGTTGGGATGCAGGGTATCGGGTGCCATGCGGCCATTTTCCCGCGCGCGCAAGGCGTGCAGCAGGGGGAAGGGGTTCGTCTCCCCGCAACAAAAAGCCCCGCGCGGGGCGGGGCTGGTCGTTCAGTCGGGTTACGGCTAGCGCCACAGCAGGGGTGTTTCGTTCTTCTCCTGGCGCCGGTACGCGGCCCAGATCTTGCCGAGGAACTGGCGGGCGTTGTCCAGGGCGTCCCGTGTCATCATGCCCGCTTTGAGCATGTCGCCAACGGCGCGTCCGATGGCGGAAACCGACCGGCCTAACGCGCGGCTGATGTACCAGTAGGGTTCGCCTTGCATCGTCATCTGGCGAATGGTCAGCCGCTCCGGGTACTTGTTGAAGTACCAGGTCTCGGCCAGGCGAAAGCGAGCACTTTCGCTTCCGTGGAGACGCTGCGCCATCGCGTCGAACTCGGTGATGTAGGCGATCTTGAACATCAGCGCCTTCTCGCCGGTGTAGCCCATGACCAGGAGAGCGAAGCCGTTCTTGGTCATTTCGAACATGGGCCGTGTTTCACCCTTGGCGTCGACGTAGGTTCGCTGCTCAAAATTGAGCAGCCAGAACCGTGAAATAGGGCATGAGGTGCCCTCAGATTTGATGGCGCCTCCCTCTTTAACGCCCCCAGATTTGGGGGCGTTGGCGTCTTCAATCGGCCCAGATTTGGGCTGGTTGAGCGCTTGGATGTCGCGCAAAACGTGGTCGTGACGCTTCCCGAAAACTTCCGCCACCACCAGCGAGGTGGTGACGATCTTGTGGTGGTAGTGCGCCACGGCGCCGATCGGCAGGGCGGGCAAATCGTTCATGGTCAATTCCCTTTCGTGAGTTGGCGGTGCAGGTCGTGGAGGTCGGAACCTAGCGCGTACGCGAGATCCTCGGCGGGGCCGAGCAGGCGGCCGACGGCGCTGGCCAGGTTGGTGATGTGCTGTAGCACGTCGAGCGTGACCTCTTGATCCCCGTCAGGAATGACCGCCGGCAGGGCGAGCGCGACCGATCGGCAATCACCGATCAGCAAGGCCAGGTCATAGGCACGATGGAACAGGGGAGCGCCCGCAAGGGGCGTGGGGGTGGGTTGCATGGTAAGACTCCTGTATAGCGGTATGAAGTCCGCTTCCCCGTCGCCAAACGGGTGGGCGGAACCGTGCGGGTTGGCGAACCGGATACAGGAACCGGCAGACCAGAAGGTCTCCCGCACGGCCCGCCCGAAAACGGGAGTGCCATGCTGCGGACGTAAAAAAACCGCTCGGGGCGGTACGTCCGCCTGTAGTTCCGGGTCGCCAAACCCGTATCGCCGATAAGCGGCGACCGAGAAATCATGCGCCCGGATCGTGGCCATGTCAAATCACGTCTTGCGCCGCCGCCCACCCGGCGGATTCAGCACCTGCCGGTGCGCCCAGTGCGCGCCGGCGATCGCCGCGCAGGCGATCGTCACCGGCGCCCAGGCCAGGCGCCAAAAGCGCCATAGCGCCGTATTCAGGGCGACATTCGGCGCGCTGGCGATCAAGGGTTGTGCGGCGCGTTGTTCTGCGGGGGTCATGGTCTTGCTCCTCGTGAAAAATCATTCTGCTCGGTCAAAAAAGGTCCGGCTGGGCCGGGCCGGAGTCATCCGCGCGCGTACAGATCCCCTCGATCGCCCGGCTGGTGATCGGTGCAAAAGCGAGCCCGATCTCGTAGATCGCCTGCCGGCCGGAAAACCGCTCGACTCGCGTCAGCCGGTCGTACATCGCGCGCATCGCCCGCGCCCGCAGCTCGGCGCGAGCCGCCTTGCACACCGGTACCGAAATCGCTTCCCCGCCAAAGCGCGCCGCCAGGGCCACCATCGCCGGCTCGCCGATCAACTCCGCGATTTCTGCCCACCGTCGGGCGCCGTCCGGGTTCGCATCCGGGTGTCTGGGCACCACGAACGTCACCCCCGGCCGCTCGTTCAACAGCGTGCACGCCGCCGCTGCCCCGATCGTCGCGATCAGCACCAGCGCCGTGTAGGGCAGCAGGCCGCGGACGGCCTCGCAGTCCTCAGGCGTCAGCCGCAACAGGCTCACGGTGCTTCGTTCGTCTGATGTGAGTCACCAGCGCCACCACGATGCGCCGCAACTCGAACTCGTCGCACATCGGCAACGGCTTGTCGATCGCGGTCGCGCCCAGGCCCGCCATCTGCCGGGCGATCCCTTCCACGTACGCCACCTGCTGCCCACGCGCCACGTCGGTGGCACGCATCAACATGAGAATCTTGCGCAGCAACGGCTGCCGGGAAACGGCGGCGCTATCGACAAAGGTCCACTCCTGCTCCGGCCGCGCCGGCAGCGGCTGGCCCTCCGCACCCTTCGGCGAAAATCCGAGTCGCCGCAGATGCGCCAACGCCGTGCGCAGCCGCGGCAGCGACAACTGCGTCGACGACTGCACCAGGAACGCCTGCTGCAGGTACGCGCGCCAGGCGTCTTCGCTCATCTGGATCTCGCGTCGGCCGACATGAATCAATTTGATCAAGGCGGCGCGTTCCTTGGTGGAGTCCGGCTTCTTCGGCAGGGTTTGCGTGCTCATCATTTGTACGCCGCGCGGATGTTGACCTCGTTCCGCAGCCGCTTGACCGCGCGAAAGCGCACCGCATGCGGCGCGATCTCCCGCTTTTGCGAGTACGGCGCCAGACAAACGATACGAGGTATCCCCACCTGACGCACCTCCAGGCGGCCGAGTCCGGGCAACCTGACCGGTTCATGGTCCGACAGCGCATCGGCCATCACCTGCAACGCCGTCTCCAGCACCTCCCGCACCTGGTCGTCCGGGCGATCCGTCACGGTGGCGACAATGGCAATCAAATCCTTGAGTTTCATACAGCCTCCCGCGCGCACAGTTCCACCTCGAACGGCGTCACCACAAAATCCTCGATCTGGCTGATGCGGATCCCCGGCACGCCGACCACCGCCGTCGGTTCGTTGAGAATCGCCTCGCGGTTAATCTCCTCCTTGAGGCGGATGAACCGCGAGAGCCAGAGGCTCCGCAGCGAGAACATCACCGCGTCCTCGCCGGTGATGCGCACGCTCGGCGGCCGCGTCCGCCACTGCACTTCCCCGGTGGTGAACGCGTGCGTCTTCACTTTGCCGTTCGCCGTCAGATCCAGACGATTGGCCTCGCAGAACGCCTGTACGCCGCGCTGCGCTTCCTCGATCCGCCGCCGTGCGGGTTCGGCACGCTGTTCGAACTCCTCCTTGAGGCGTGCCAGCGTGTTGTTCATCTCGACTTCGAGGAGGATTGCCCGGCTGTCGGTGCCGATGCCGGCGATCAGCTCGGCAACGTCATCCCGGGTTTGCGGCACAATCGGCGCCGCGACGGATTTCAAACGGGTCTTGCTCTTGGTGGCCATAGGGGCTCCTGTGAGGGTCATGGATTCAGAGGTGCAGCGCGTAATTTGTGGGGAGCGCGTCTTGCCGGTGTCGCTTCTTGCACACCGGGCAGATACGGATGCGCAGCCGGTCGGGAGAGGCAAAGGTCTTCCCGCAGCCCCCGAGGCACTTCACCTCGCCCGCATGGCGCTTCACCAGCCCACGGCTTTTCCGGCGGACGGCAACCGCCGGCTGTGCAACGCTCACCGCCGGGGGCAGTGCCGCCGGCGGCATGGCGCGGACCGGCAGGCCGGCCAGGCGCTTCAGATGCCCCCAGATCCCTGATCCCGACCGGTTCAGCTCCAGAGCGATATCACTCAGCGAACACCCGGCCGCGCGCAACGCCTGTATTTTCTGGCTCTCCTCCGGGGAGATGCGGACCACATGGCTCATGATTCCCTCCGGCGCGCCTTGTCCCAGGCCGCGCGCCACGGCCGATGCAGATAGCACCGCAGCGCCACGGCGTGCCAGAAGGCCGACCACACCCGCCAGAACGCGATCCAGCCATGCACCACCAGGCCACCGCCAAGCGCCACGGCGATCAACAACGCCAGCGCCAGCAGCGGCATCAATCCGGCGCTTTCGGGCACGATCAACCCCGCCATTGCCGCTCCTCCCATTCAATGCGCACGCCGTAGCGCACCGCGAACCAGGTGTAGACGTCGAATTCACCGTCGGCCCGGCGCTCGCGCCAGGCGCATTCCCCGGCAAACAGGCGCCAGAGAAACGGCGTGCTCTCGACCGTGATCACCACCGCATGCCGGGCGATGTGCACCGCGCGAATCTTGATCGCCAGACCGATCAGCCAGGTCGCCGCGTGCAGCACTTGGTCGAGGTGCCGGCTGAGCGCCAGCAGCCGATCGGTGCGTACCGCATCGATCGCCCGTTGCGCGGCGCGCAGCGCCGCCTGCCTCTCCGGGGTCTCGCCGGCGTTCCGGCCATCGGCACCCCCGCCGGCGCCGGTCACCTGGCGCCAGCCCTGCCGGCGCATCGCCAGCGTCTTCTTCCTTGCCCCCATGCGGGTTGCCTCCTGATTCATCTCATTCCTCCGCGTAAATGCCGAAAGCGTGCTCGGCGTCGATTTCCATGGCCACCGCGTGCATTTCCCGCACCGCCCGCCGCAAACAGGCTTTCCACATCGGGTCGGGAAACCGGTTCTTCAGATAGTCGAGTGCCGTCGCCAAATGGGCCAGATTCGCCACATCCCCGCGCGCGATCGGGATCGGTCCGGGGGTTGGGAAGCAGGGCACCCCGCTCATGGCATCGACTCCCGAGCCGCCCGGACCAGATCGGCGGTCACCCGTGGGGCGCCCAGCAGCGCCGCCTGGTTGATCGCCGCCGTCAACAGGTTGTTGGCCACCAGCGGATGCGTCAGCGAAATCACCTGCGTATCCGCGGCCCCGTGGCCGACCCGTTGCTTGATCGTCAACGCCTGCATCAGCGCATCGATCGCCGCCGGCTCGACGATCGCCGAAAGATCGAGCCCCGCCGACGTAAAACGGTGGGCCAGATACTCGCCGAGCGCCGTATCGAGCGGCGGCAGCCAGACGATCTGGCAGCGCTGCGCCACCTCCCGCACGGCCGCCCGCCGCTCGTCGAGCTTGTCGCGCAATTCCGGCTGACCGAGCAGCAGCACCGAGACCAACCGACGCATGCCGTCCTTGAGTTCCAGGAAGCGCTTCAAGTGCTTGAGCGTCGGCAAGGCCAGACCATGCGCCTCCTCGATCACCAGCAGATGCTGCATGCCCACCCGGCTGCTGGCCGTGAGTGCCTCATGCACCTGCCGAAAGCGCGCCTCCGGGCTGCGCTTCGGGGCTTCGCCGCTGGCTACGGCATGCAGCATCGCTTCCGCAATGTGGTCACTCCGCAGGGTCTTGCCCTTCTTGTCGCTATCCTCCATCGCCAGCACGTACGGCTGGATCAACCGGACCGGCCGGGACTCCAGGCGCAGGCGTTCCTCCAGTTCCTCGCGCAGCGTGCTCTTGCCCGCCCCCGATTCACCGATCACCGCCAGAAACTTCGTGTTCCCGATCGCCACCTGCCACATGGCCTCGCGCACCTGGCGAATCGCGCGGCTCAAATACACCTCGCTGGCCTGCTGCGGATCGTCGAACGGATCCCTGAAAATGCTGAACTTGCGGCGTGCCGCATCAGACAGCGTCTGTTTACGTAGTAGCATTTCGCTCTCCACCTCCAGTGGGGTTGTTGTGGTACCCGATGGCGCCGCGTGTCCGCGCGGTGCCATCCCTGCCGGATCGCCCGGCGACTTTCCCGGCCCGCCCACCTCGGGCGACTCCGGCTCAAAAAAGCAATCCACCAACTCCGATTCGACGACGCCCCACCCGCGCAGCGCCGCGAGAATCATCGAGCGCAGCGCACGGCGCTCCGTCTTCCTGGGATACTGACCGCGCTTGATCAACAGATTGATCGCCGCCGGTGACAGATGCAGTTGGCGCGCCAGGCTCGCCTGCGAGAGGCCGTGCCGCTTCAGAACTTCGCCCAGAATCAACATGCCTGGCGTACCTCCTGGTGATCTTCGGGGCCGGCAATCGCCGCCTGCCACTGCGTGGCGAGCTGCCGGAATTGCGTTTCACTGATGCCGCCGGCAAAGCGCTGCGTGATCCACGCGTAGTGCTCCGGCTGCCAGTCCTCATCCAGCAGTTGCTGCATGCGCAGGCACGCCGTCGTGGCCGACATCAGCGATTCGTCGGCGGGGGTGCCCACGTCGATCGCCGTACCCGCCAGCGGCAGATACGCCGGGATGGCCACCTGGCGCACATCGGCAAACGGATCGATCTGCCCCGCGAAAGCCACGCCGCGCTGTCCACCCTTGCCCTTGCGCGTCTTCGCGATCTCCAGCGGATCATCGGATCCCCACGCCGCGCGCAACGCCCGCTTGCGCTCCACGTCGATGAAGGTGTCGGCGGTCGACTTGAACTCCTGGCCAATCACGGCCGCCGTGCCGTCGAATCCGAACGCGGTCTTCGGAATCGGAGAACGCCGGTAGCGCACCTCCTCGCCCTCGGCGTTCACCGTGAGCACGTCGATATCCGGCGCGGTGTAGGGGCTGGTGACGACCAGCACCTTCTCCTTATTGGCAGCGCCGGGGATGCCGGCCACCGAATACGTTTCCTGCTTATGCCCTGGCACGGCGAAGCTGATCTGCAGCAGCGTATCGACGAGCCGCGCCACAGGTTCGGCCATCACCAGCGCGCGCGTCACCTCCGGCCCCCCCTCGATCACCCGCAAGGCGCCAGGGAACTGGGTAATCTTCATCCAGCCCGCAAAGCGCGAGAGCTTGGTGCGCGTATGCACCGCGCGCGACTGGAACGCCGCGCTCCACAGATTCGCCAGTTCGTTCAGGTGCTCGAAATCCCGCACCCGCTGCGCGTGCAGCCGGCCCTCGAACTGGTGCTCGATATGGTTGTGCATCGACTCCACGGCACCCTTGGCGCGCGGGTTCTTGGTCTTGTGCACCCGCACCTCGATATCCAGGGCTTGCGACAGGCTGCGGAACACCTGCGAGGCCTGCGCGCTGCCCGGGTCCACCTGCAGGATCTTCGGCACCCCGTAGAACGGTAGGCCCTGACGCTGGTGAAAAGCGGGGATCAGGAAGTCGAGCAGGTTCTTCGCCGACTCGTGCCCGGCCAGGTACTGCAGGTAAAACGCGCCCACGCAGTGATCCACCACCAGGTAGCGCTGCACGCGCAACTGCGAGACGCGCTCGAAATTGTGTGGCTTGTTCTTGTTGAACGCCGCCTCTTCGCAGATCTCGATGCCGCCGTTGCTCAAGTAGAACAACACGCAGGTCGACACATCCAATTGCCAGACATAATTCGGGTGCAGCGACTGCAGCGCGAACGCCGGGCTCTGGCGCATCATCTGCTCGGTATGGCAGCCGAGTTGTCGCATTGCCCGCGCGATCGTGCTGCGATGCGCGGTCGTGTGCGCCACCTCCCCGGTCTCCGGGTCGGGCGCCGCGTTGGCGTTGGCGATGTCGCGCACCATCTCCAGCGTCGGCAACACCTTGCCCGTCTCGCGTGCGCCGGCGATCTGGATCGCCGCCATCTGCCGCACCTGCGCTTCGGTCAGCGCCTTCAACTGGCCGGCGTCCGATCGGCGCTTGCGTGTCGACCCATAGCCCGCCTCGCGGATCCATCTCCAGAGCGTCTGCACGGAAATGCCGAGCGTCTCGGCCATCGACTGCACCCGCGGCGTGCCCTGGCCGTGCGGCAACGCGGGCAGTTCGGCGGCAAGCTGCAGGACCATCGGCAACTGCAACTGGCTGGGCGGCATGATCATCACTCCTCCCTGAGCCTAGTGGGTGTCGGTCGGCTGCCGGGTCCAGCTCGGCGTGATGATTTCGGCGAAATCGACGGTGATGTTGTGGCGGACGTAGAGGGCGGAGACTTGCTGCGCCAACCAGACCGCCGTTTCCTCGGCGAGCGTGCCCTCGGCTTCGCCCTGTTCCCAGCACGCGGCCAGCACCGTGCCGAAGTGATTGACGTTGGCCAGCACCCCCATCGCCGCCGCGTGCAGTGCCTGCAGCCGTGCCTGCTGCTGTTCCGCCGCCTCCTGCCGGGCCTGATCCGGCGTAAAGCACGTGCGTGCCACCGCCTGCTCGCGCAACGCGCTGTTGTCTTCCTGCACGGACTGGATCACGGCATCCTTGGCTTCTAACGTCAGCGTCGCCTCGCGCAGGCTCTTCTTGAGTTCGGTCACGCTCATCCGCTCGACGGCGTCAAGTTGCGCCGGATCGGCGGCCAGGTCGTCGAGTTGCGTCTCGTCGAGCAGCGCCAACTCATAGACCTTCGATCGGTCGAGGTTCAGCAAGGGTTTCAGATGATCCCGGCCGCGGAATTTCAGGGCCACGGACGCCAGGCGCCGCGCTGTTTGTTCCGAGAGGCCAATCGACCGGATGGCCTCGCCGTAGTGGCCGCGCCCCAGTTCGCGGAAGCAGCACACGGCGCGGCCGATTTCCAGCATCGCTTCCGTGCTCTCCTTGATCATCCGGCGCGTATCGGCAATCAGATGATCCAGCGAGGTGCCCTGGTAGCCGAAGCGATCGAGCACCGCGCGGATTTGCCTCTCGTCAGCCGCCTGCATCTGCAGCGCCTCGACACCGATCGGCACCAGGGCGCCGGCAGCCACGCCCGCCGCACCCGGCGCCCGCTGCCGGCCATCGTTGCCGGCCTGGAACACCGTCCCCTCACGGGCCATCTGCTGCCGTTGCGCATAGAGGCGCTCGCCGAGTGATTCGCCGTGTGATTCGCCGGCCAATGCGTCTTGTTCTTCTGGTCCCATGTGCGGAAAACCCTTCATGTAACGGTAAGAAATCAACCGGGCAGGCGCGTATAGCGCTGCTCGACTTCGGAAACCTTCGCCTGCGCCTGGCGCAAGCCGTAAGAAAATTGCACCGCGATCTGTACCGGTTCCGGTCCGAGACGCCACATCTTGGCCGCGTCCTGCACCGCCCAGCCCTTGTGCGCCAGGGCGCGCAGGTCGCGGTGCACCTGCGGTTCGGTGGTTCCCACGTCGGCGGCGATGTCGCACAGCCGGCGGCCAAACACCTCATGCCCCGCCAGCGCGCGGATCACGTCGATGAGCCGCAGTTGCGCGGCGTTGTGGGCGGGATCGGCGTCGCTCATGGCCGCTGCTCCAGCAGCACCCGCCCACACGGCCGGTTCTTCCGGTCCATCGCCCAGCCCTTGCTGAACAGCCAGCCCCCGCCTGGGCTGGTCGCGATCGCCAGCCGGTAGTGCAGCGCCAGGCGCAGCCGCACGAGGGATATCCGGTTCATGCCGCGTCTCCCAGCGTTACGGGTTCGAGCACCACGCGGCCGTCACCGGGGTACTTGCCCGGCCACAGCGTCTCCAGCGACAGCCCGGTAGCGGTACTGATCGCCGTCGCAATACGCCGGCTGGTCGTGATGCCGGCAACCACGTAGCCGACAGTCACCTTGCTGACCTGGCATTGGCGGGCGATCTCGGCTTGCGAGGTGCGCGCCTTCTTGAGGGCGCACTGGATATCAGCGGAATTCATTTCGATTTGCTATCCTGTAGTTCGGCTAACTGGTAAGGCGTAACTATGTCAATCGTCAGGAAGAAAGAAGGGCTCGTTTACGAGTGCATCAACTGCCATCACCAGACGGCGACAGAGTTCGCCGATCCGCTGAACTGGAAGCTTCAACAGCACGGCGTGCCTCGCCTGCGCTGTCCGAAGTGCGGCGCAGCATGCGGCGCAGAACCTTGGATGGACCGGGCCAGAAGCGGAGAAGGCGAATTCCCATGGCAGTGGTTCTACCAAACCTGGTCGAACTGCCCGAATGCGTATGCCTGCTCGCTGTTCGGCCAGTACTCAGGGGACTGCGAAGCGGGGCAAGTGATGCAGAAATGCTTTGTGTCGGTGCATCAGCAGCTTGGAATTGCCACCCACTTCCTGAAGGAGATGGCGAAACCCGGACCAAGTCGCCGGGGGAAAAAGCTCCCGATACAGAATGACTGAAGCCATCGAGAATGATCGTGCCGTCGGCGCAAACGCAGCGCAGAACGGATTGGGGGAAAGTGGATGTCATGCGGCCTCCTGGCAGTGCGGGGTTTGAGGAAAGCGGATGGGGTCAAAACGGAACTCCGGGTAGCGGCCCGGCCAGGCCGTGGACGGGTCGAGGCCCGTGAGTTCACAGATGCGGCGGGCGATGCGGACGGAACGGTGCCGAGAACGAATCACGTGCGAGACGTTTTTCAGAGACACACCGGTTTCCCTCGCGACGTCAGCGAGGCTTGATCCGTGCATGCGCAATTGCGCTTTGATGAGTTCGGGGTGCATCTGAAGCCTCCAACGTATTGCTTATGTTCAGTTGTGAAGGTAACTCGGTAGGCGAATTATTGTTCCGAATACGGAACATGTCAAGGGGTAAGTTCCGAATGTCGAAAATTGATGTGGGTGTGCGTGTGCAAGACATCAGGAAGTCGGTAGCGCTTAACCTGCGCGATTTCGCTGCTCGCTTGAGTACTTCGGCAGGGCGCATTAGCGAGATAGAGAGTGGCAAGACAATGCCAGGCGGTGACTTCCTTCTCCGCCTTCATGCGGAGTTCGCCGTGGACCTTAATTGGCTACTGACTGGATCTGTTGCTGACGGGTCATTTGCAGCGCCCCCCGCGCTTACCCCCGAAGAAACCGCGCTCATAGACAACTTCCGCCACTCGCCGCCGGCCGCGCGGCAAGCCCTCAAGACGACGAGCGATCTCTTCGCGAAACACGACTGCCCCGGCGCCACCGCGGAAAGCGCCTGACGCACGGTAAGCCAGGCGTGACCGGTGCCAGGGTTTGGTGCTACAGTGCCAGCTAACTAATTCGGCGTAATGGGCTCAACGGTGGCGACTGCTCGATCGAAATCCAGGCCTGAAAAGCCTGCCCAGGCGTATGGCGGCTGGGACTTTGCGCGCGACTTCTCGAACGGGCTGTTTGGCCTTTTCAACACCGGCCGCATCTTTCCCGCCTTTGGCGTTCTGCTGTTCATGATCCTGGCGCTGGTGCTGTACCGGATTCCGGACAGTGACCTCGCCGGAGTGATTGAAGGATTTTTCAGCTTCCTGCAAAGCTCAACCGCGCTGGCCTATTTCCTCTTCTTTGCCAGTAACGTCGGCTGGCTGAGACTGCACAAACGACAGGAGCGTCTTTATCAGGCAGAGATCGATCGCATGGCGGCGATCCGCAAGGAGTTGATGCACGGCGGCGAGTCGAAGACACTCATTCAGCAACACCGCAGCAGTGACGGCGAACAGAGCGAGGGCTATCTGCTGCCCCAGCTCAAGATGCCCCCTTCCAAGGAATCGAAATCATGAGCACCCTTTTGCTTCTTCTGGCCGTGACCCTCGTGATGTACGGGGTATTTCTGCAGATCCGCGAGCACAACGTGCTGTTGTTCACCGAGTATCGGTTCCGCTACTTCGCGCTGCGCGATCAACTGGCGATGCGGGTGGTGCAGGGGCACCTGCAGGAGCAATCGTGGGAGTATCGGCACATCGTGCAGGCGATCAACTTTCACATCAGCGCGGTCGAGACGATGTCCATTATTCGCATCCTCGAGATGCTGATTCGCTACCACACGGCCAGAGAGGATCAATGCGACGTGCAGCGCCTGCAGCGGCACATCGATGATCCGACCGTGGCGAAGATCCTGGTCGGCTACATGGAGGTCACCTCGGAACTCATTCGGCGCAACAGCCGGATGCAGATGGGGCTGATCAAGGTGGCGAAGGCGGTGTTGGGTGGTCTCGGGTCGAATGCACGTCCCACGCACGAGATCATGCTGAATCCCCAAGAGGCACTATCCAAAATCGAAAACAAGCGCTCGATGTTTGCTGCAGCTTCCGCAGGCACGTGACCCCCTGGAAGACCCTGCTGCAGGGCCTGCGCAGCGTGCTGGTGCTGCGGGGGAGCGGGGACTACGCGCCCACCGCAGGCGCGCAGAAAAGGCGTGCCGGCTAAGGGATGCCTGCGGTGATCGCCAAGCGGACGTTTATAAACGCGCGCAGGCGGCAGCACGGACCATTCGCGCGGCGATAGGAGGTATAGAAATGACCGCTGCCGGCGCTTCATCCAGATCATCCCGCTGGGTTCTGCTCAGCCTGCTCTTGGTTATCTCTACCGCGGCCGCAAGTGTGATCGCCTACAGCCGCCTGCGCGAACGGACCGCTGTTGAGGACAAGGCCTCGAACTGGCTCCCTGACCAGTCCGCCATGAGCTTTGAGCCATGGTGGCAGGAGGAAGCAGTCTTGTCGGCGTACTTGCCGATCGTCAGCACCATCGGCAAAAACCACGTCAAAAGTTGCGCCGCGTTGTCCTGGTCAGAGTCACGCGACTACGATCATGTTTATCTTGTCGCCTGCCGGGGCCGTACAGATACGTCGCACTACTTGATCGTCCGCACCGATACCCAACGCGTTTACACGGTGGGACTGCACTGGCTGAAGGAGCGTCCGCTGTGCGCCCCGACGATGATTGGGAAATGCGCGCCATCAACGCCGTAGGGCGGGTCGACAAGTTCGCCCTCTATCGTGAGCAGCAGCCGGCCGGACCGATTGATCACGCCTTCCTCGATCAGGACGCGGGCGATCTGCGCGAAACGGCGATCGGTCCTGGCCAGCGCCAGCACTTCGCGCGCGGCAATGTCGCTGGCCGGGTGTTTGGCCCAGGCCAGGGGATCCTTGGGTCCCATCACGCCATCTGCGTCCGCAGAAAGATCAGCGTGGCAGAGGCGTTCATGACAAAGCCTTTCGCGCTTCAGCCCCGCCCACGCCGCGGCTGAGCTGCGCATCGCGGCCGCTGCGCTGGCCGTGCACATAGTCCATGGCTTCGTTGGGCCGCAGGCGATCGCCGATACGGTCTCTAGCCTGAGCCGATATCAGCGCGGGATAGTGCTTGGCCACATAGGCATCAATGGCAGCCTGATGGGTTTCTCCGCTCGCAAAGCGGGTGATCAATGCCGTCACTGCCCGCACCCATCCTTCGCAATAGATGTCTGCACGGCGGGTTTTGTTGGCGGGCTTGCAGCCTGTCAGGCGGGATTTGATGTGTTCGGAACGGCCGACCTTGGCTTGCCTGAAGAGCACCTCGAAGGCGTAAGCGGCGATCTCTGGCGCAGCGCCCGTGCCGATGAATACCCAATCTCCGGCATACACCCACGTTGCCGCATCGACAACGGATCGGCCAAAAATGAGCCGGCAGCCAAAGGCTTCAGCGATCTTGTCTGCCAGGGCGGCTTCCCAGTTCGCCGGATACTTGACGGCTCCGGCGCGCGATCGTTTCTCGGCGGCTTCGGCGGCCTGCAGGTCGAGGTCACTGATGCCGTGCGCCGCCATCAGTTTCTGCGCCTGGCGAAGTGCGGCGGCGGCCTCATGTTCGTTGCTGCTGGAGGAGAGCGCCAGGCACTTCTTGATTTTGTCGATAATCTTGTCGGTCATTCGGGCTTGCCCTGTCCGCATAATGGACACCACCAGGTGCCCATCCCCGAGTAATTGGGATCCGGGTCTTCCTGGAAGTTTTCCGGCCACTGCTCGCGTGGCAATGGCTTTGTTCCCGTGATCATCACCCCAGACCAAATGTGCTCATGCGGGGCGAGGCCATAGACGGGGTAACAGGGTTCTCCGTCCGGGTCCGTACAGACGATACAGGTCATCGATCTTTTGCAGCCGCTGCGTTGATCTCGTCCCAGCACCTCTGGCGCTCGTCTTGCCGGACAGCCTCCCACACGCTGCCAAATTTCCCCGAGATGTACGCCACCGAGAACCATGCCCAAATCCAGCGCGTCAGTGGCCCCACGCGCTCAACTTTCGGGGTCCATCGGAAGGGGGGTGCAATCTCAAACATCAAGACCATGTTGCTGCCCTTTCTCTGTCTACGATTTGGGGTTGTTGGCGGCCAGCCGACGGGGAAGGTAACGGTCTCTGATCCATGGGGCATTGGCCCTTGTGAATCCATTGTTCATGTCCATCGCAATGGCTTCCACGAGGGCCTTATCTCTTGGCAGAAAGTAATAGCCTTGCTCCTGCAGATCGGCGCCGTACTGTCGTATTGCAGCAATCCCCGCGTGGTGGAGACTCGCCTCATACAGATGGCCTATCGTGTTGAGTAGATGACTGAGCGTGGCAAAACTCAAGGGCCCCGAAAAGACCGAGCACCACTATCCAGCCGATTTGATACCCGTCCATGACTACTCCTGATGTGAGTTGATGGGGTTTGGGACGCTCATCACCGCCCCAGAATCGGCGTCATCTTGCCGCAGTGCAGACACTTGCAGCGCACGCGTTTGTTCAGCGCGTCGATGGCCTCCCGCGCGCGCTTTGCTTCTTGGACATAGCGGCTTTCCTCTCTGGACAGGCGCGCCAGTGTCGCCACCGGGTTCAGTTTGGCGCCGCAGTCGGCGCACTCCACCTCGCTTAACATCTCGTCGACGAGGATCTGCCGATGCTGGCAGCGCCCTGGGGCGTACTGACTGCGCACCTCATTCAGGGTGATGACCTTCGCCGGCGAGGTCGCCGGCAAGGGGAGGGAAGATAGCGTCACCACAGCGGCCCCATTCCCGGTTCCTTGGGGGTCCCGGCAGCCAGTTGGGCATTCATCTCGTCAATGCAGGCTGCGCACCATTCGTCGAACGGCACGCCATGCAGGCAGGTGTCGTCCGGAACCTCGGTAGGCGGGCTGGCCTGCGGGGGGTCATTGCGCGTGTCTTTCACATCGAGTCACCTCTTCAAAAAGTTCAGGTTGGGGCCGGGGGTCTACCAAACCACCCTGCACATCAGTCTTGAGCAGACGGCCGGATTGTCGCGCGCGCGTGGAGCGCACAACATGACGAAGCGCTTCAGCATGACGCCGTCGGCGTGCGTCACCGACAATTTCGTCTCATGTCGAGTCCCCACCGCCCACTTGCCGGAAAACCCCACAGACCGCAAAGCGCAGCGATTGCCGCGCTCGCCGTCACCCTCACTCGCGACAGCACGGGAGCGCCGCCCACCGAGATCCGCATGATCCCGGCGGGTGCCTTCCGAGCGGTCGACGGCCGTCCGGAAAACCTGCCGGGTTGGTATCTCGACGGCACCCTGGCGGCGCCGATGGTCGCCGCAGCCGCAGCGCGGCGGTCCGACTATGTGATCGACTACGAACACCAGACCCTGCTCGCCAGCCAGAACGGCAAACCGGCACCGGCCGCAGGCTGGTATCACACGCTCGAATGGCGCGAGGCGGATGGGCTGTACGCCATTGATGTCCGCTGGACGCCGGCGGCGGCGCAAATGATCGCCGACGAGGAATACCGCTACGTCAGCCCGGTGTTCGGTTTCGACACCAAGACCGGCGCCGTGCGCAGTCTCGCGTGCGCCGCGCTGGTTTCCAACCCCGGCCTGGATGGCCTCACCGACCTGGGCGCGAGCCTGGAGCGGCTCGCTGCCGGCCTGATTGCCAACGAGGATCACAACCCCATGGATGAACTCATCGAGCGCCTGCGTTACCTGCTCAACCTGCCGATCACCACGACTGCGGACGAAATCGTCACGCACCTCGAAAAGCTCATCGCTCAGATCGTGGCCGTCTCACCGGAGGTGGGCGCCGCGGCCAGCCTCGACCTGGTGGGCTACATCAGCCGGCAAAACGAGCAGCTCGTCGCCCTGCAGGCCCAGTTGCAAGCGCCGCCAGACCCGGCCGAATTCGTGCCCATGGTGCAGCTCAAGGCGGTGCAGGACGAACTGGCCCACCTCATGCAGGCCCAGCTCAAGGGCAGCATCGAGCGCCTCATCGAGCAGGGCCTGGCACAGCACAAGCTGCTGCCGGCGCAAATCGATTGGGCGCGTGAGCTGGGGTCGATCAACATTGCGCTGCTCGCCAGGCACCTCGACACCACGGTGCCGATCGCGGCGCTCGGCGGCACCCAGACCGGCGGCCAGGCGCCCGGCGGCGCCGCCGCCGACCTCGACCGCACCGACGCGCAAGCCCTCGCCAATGCCGCGCTGGCGTGGCAAGCCACCCAGGCCGCGGCGGGCATCAGCGTCCCGATTTACGCGGCCGTCAAGCACGTGGCCACCCCGGTCTAGCCGACCGCCAACCTTCCCCATCGCACAGGAGCCCATCTCATGGCCAATGAAATCCTCACCAAGAACTACCTCGCCGGCGCGGCCATCAGCGCCCGGCGCATCGTCAAGTTCGATAGCACCGACGGCAGCGTCCTGCAGGCCGCCGCGGCGGCCGATCTGTCGATCGGCATCTGCGGCGAGGTCGGCCCGGCCTCCGGAGAACGCGTCGACGTCATCCAGTGTGGCATCGCAGAACTCGAGTTCGGCGGCACCGTCGCCCGCGGCGCCATGGTCACCGCCGATGCCAGCGGCAAAGGCGTGGCTGCGGCGAGCACCAACCGCACCATCGGTCTCGCCCTGGTCAGCGCCGTCTCGGGCGATATCGCTCCGGTACTGATCGCACCGAGCGTGATGTAAGCGCACCTCTCTCAAATCACCCCTTTGGAGTACACACCCCCCCATGAAGAAAACGCTATCCCTCTGGTCGACGAGCCTGCTGCCGCTGGTGCTGGTCGGCACGGTCCTGGCACTGATCCACTTCGTCGGCGGCTACTCGCCGGAAGCCAGCGATCTGCTGCTGATCGGCATTGGCGCCGTGCGGCCATTCCCGGTCAATCCGCAACTGACGGCGATCTCGATCGCCTATCGCAATCCCGACCTGGTGCTGATCGCCGACGAGGTGCTGCCGCGCACGCCGACGGCCGCCGAGTTCAAGTACCTCAAATTCGATCTGGCGCAGGGTTTCACCGTGCCGGATACCAAAGTGGGGCGCAAGAGTCTTCCGAACGAGGTGAACTTTTCCGGTACCGAAACCAACGACAAGGTGGCGGACTATGGGCTCGATGATCTGGTACCGAACGAAGACATCCTCGCCGATAACCAAGGCGTCGATCCGCTCGGTATCGCGGTCGCCTATCTGACCAACCTGGTCAATCTCTCCCGGGAGCAACGCGCTGCCGCGCTGGTGTTCAACAACAGTTCGTACGCCGCAGCCAATCGGGTCACGCTGTCCGGTACCTCGCAATGGTCCGACACCGTCAACTCGGATCCGGTGGCGGCCATCGGCGACGCTCTCGACATCCCGGTCATGCGGCCGAACATCGCGACTTTCGGCCAGGTCACGTGGACCAAGTTGCGCCGTCATCCCAAACTGGTGCAGGCGATCAAGGGCACCGCGCAGGGTTCGGGCATGGTGTCGCGTCAAGAGTTCATGGAATTTTTCGAGTTGCAGCAGGTGTTCGTGGGGGCGGGCTTCGCCAACAGCGCCAAACCGGGACAAGCGGTTTCCCTGGCTCGCGTTTGGGGCAAGCACGCCTCGTTCCTCTATCGCGATCGCGCTGCCGGCCCCCAGGCCGGCATCACCTTCGGCTTTACGGCGCAGTTTGGCTCCAAGATTTCCGGGAGCATCGACGAGCCGGCCATTGGCCTCACTGGGTGCCAACGGGTGCGGGTCGGCGAGCAGGTCAAGGAAGTGGTCACGGCCACGGATCTGGGCTACTACTTCGAGAACGCGGTCGCATAAGCCTCCAGAACCCCCTGCTGACGAAGAGCCTCCGCCGTGATGGCACGGCGGGAGCATTGAAAGGAAATTTCATGCTACGCAAACGCTTGCTCTCCCGGGTCAACTACGACAACACGCAATTCGAGATCGGTGACGACATCGACATCCGCGACGAGGACCTGCCGCAACTTGAGGCCGCCGGCGCGATCGCCGATGCGCCGGACGACAACGCCGGCGCGGAAACGACGACTCACAAAGTCAGGCGCTAACCGTCATGGCCTACGCCGCGCTTGCCGACTTCGAATCGCGCTACGGGGGAGACGAGGTCGTGCAGCGAGAATCGATGCTCGGCGCCGGCGCCTTGAATCGCGCGTTGTCCGATGCCGATGCGGAAATCAACAGCTACGTCTCCGGCCGCTACGTGGTGCCGCTGAGCCCGGTCCCGACCACCATCACGCGCATCGCCTGCGCCATCGCTCGCTATCACGTCCTCGGAGACGCGGCCACCGAGACGGCCCGCCGGGCCTACGATGACGCCCGCGCGTTTCTGCGTGACGTGCAAGCCGGCCGCGCGCAGCTCGATGGCGCCGACCAGGTCAGCGCCGCCACCGGTGCCGCCACGGTCGACGTCGTCACCGACGAGCGGCTGTTTTCTCGCAGCGCACGATGATCGCCGAAATCATTGCCCGCCTGCAGGCGCAGGTCGCCTCGCTCAAGGTGGTCTCTGGAGTGGCGGACTTCAGCACTGCGGCGGTGAATAAACCGATGGCGACGCCCGCGGCTTTCGTCCTGCTGGCGTCGGAATCTGCTGAAGACAATCAGTTACTCGGCGCATTTGACCAGCGCATCAGCGTCGTGTTTACGGTGATTCTGGCGTTGTCCAATCGCCGCGACCCGACCGGTGCGGCGGCGATGGACGATCTGGAAGCGCTGCGCACAGCGATCAAGAGCGCGCTGCTGGCCTGGTGCCCGACCCCGGCCAATGGCGAGCCGGTACGTTTCGGTTCGGGTCAGTTGCTGCGCTTCGACGATGGCCTGCTGTGGTGGGCCGATGAGTTTCGTGTAACCACCTATTTGAGGATGCCGTGATGCCCGCAGAACCCCTGCCGCCCCCGCCGCCGCGCCAGCCCGGCGAGCCTTCGACCAACAAGCCGGCGCCGCTGAAGGAACCCGTGCCGGCGCCAACGCTTCCCGACCTCGATCAGGAGTAAGCCATGCCCCGTTACCTGCGCAATACGGCGATCCTCGCCAAGATCGAAGGGACCTACGGCACCGACTCGGTGCCCACCGAAGGCGCCAATGCGCTCCTGGTGTCGAACGTGACGATCAATCCGCTCAACGCGCAGAACGTCTCGCGCGACCTGATCCGGCCCTACATGGGCGGCAGCGAGCAACTCGTCGGGGTCGCCAACGTCGAGCTCTCGTTTGATATCGAACTGGCAGGATCGGGCGCCGCCGGCACCGCGCCGCCCTACGGGGCCTTGCTGCGCGCCTGCGGGTTTCTCGAAACGGTGACGGCGAGCGTGCGCACCGAGTACACGCTGGTCACGCCGGTGAGCGACTCGCTGTCGATTTACTACTTTTCCGACGGCGCGCGGCACGTGGCGCGCGGCTGTCGCGGCGATGTGTCGATCAAGATGTCGGCCCGGGATCGACCGGTGCTGTCGTTCAAGTTCCTCGGTCTCGATGGCGGGGTGACGGCGGTCTCGCCGTCGGCGCTGACGCTGAGCGGTTTCAAGACCCCCGCCGTGGTGACCGACCCCAACGCCGGGGACGTGACCTTCGGATGCACCTACACCCCGGCAACGCCGACGCTCACCGGCGGCACCGGTTACCCTAGCCAGGGCCTGGAAATCGCGCTCGGCAACAGCGTGAACTACACGCCGCTGCTCGGCGGCGAATCGATCGACATCAGCCAGCGCGAAGTCACCGGCAAGGTGGCGCTCGACCTGACGGTGGCGCAGGAAGTGACCTTCATGACCAACCTCAAATCCAATACGCTACAAGCGGCGGGGCTGATGCACGGCACCGTCGCCGGCTACAAGGCAATGCTGTTCATGCCCGCGGTGCAGTTGATCAACCCCTCGAAGGTGGACGTCAACGGCCGGCTGCTGATCGGCTTCGACCTGCGCGCCGTGCCGTCAGCCGGCAACGACGAACTCAAGATTGTGGTGCACTGACATGTTCAAGCTCGAACCCAATCCGACCTTCTGGGTCCCCGTCGACATCCCCGTGCCTGGCCAGGGCAAGGGCCGCATCGAGGTGGAGTTCCGCTATCTCGACAAGACCGAGCGCGTGGCGTTCCTGGAGCAGATGGACGGCAAGACCAACCTCGAAGCGCTCTGCGAGATCGTCGTCAACTGGCGTGAAATCGACGCGCCGTTTAACCCCGCCAACCTCGCGCGCCTGCTCGATGCCTACGCCGGCGCGACGATGGCGTTGTTCGACGCCTTCATCGCTGAGCTTTCCGGCGCCGCGGAAAAAAACTGAGGGCGGCCGTCCGCCACTGGCTCGGCGGCAGCGGCCGGGAAGACTCCCCTGACCTGGGCGCGGCGCTGGCCGCTTTCGGTGTCGATGCCGAGAGCCAGGCCCGCGCGCTGGCAACCCAGGCGCCCCCGCAATTCGGCGTGTGGCGAGAGAACGAGGCGCCGCTTACCGTGCTGGTGGCGATGCGCAAACAACTGCGGCGCTGTGGGATGGGTGGCCAGATCTATGGGCTGGATTACAACGTCCTGCCCTGGGTGATGCAGCAGGTCGGGATCCTGCCTGCGGATACCGCTGAGGTATTCGGGCGGGTGCAGATCGCCGAAGACGCATTGGTCGAATACTGCAATTCGGGAAGGTAGGACAGCATGGGCGACAAGGAACTGGTCCTAAAGATTCGGCTCGATGGCGGGAAAGCAACCGCCGTCGAGGTCGAGCAGATCAAAGGAGCGGTCAATAAACTAACCGTTGCCGTCCAAGATTCGGCCGCGTCCACCGGCGCCGCCTCCAGCAGCCTGGCCGGACTCGGCAAAACGCTTGGCGCAGTCGGCATCAGCGCCGCAGCCGTCGCGGCGGCGATACTGGCGACCGTCCGCGCGATGCTCGACGCGCAGGTCAGCGCGCAAAAGCTGCAGGCCACGCTGAGCTACGTCGCCGGGGGCAGCGCCGGCGCTGCGAAAGAGCTGGAATACCTGCGCTCCACGACGCAGCGTCTGGGCCTCGACTTCACCAGCTCCTCGAAGGCCTACGCGAGTTTTTCCGCGGCGACCAAAGAAAGCGGAATTTCCAGCGAGACCACGCGCCAGACGTTTGAGGGGGTCGCCAAGGCGGCATCGCACCTGGGCCTATCGGCCGACGACACCGGCGGCGCACTGCTCGCGCTGTCGCAAATGGCGTCGAAGGGAACCGTCAGTGCCGAAGAACTGCGCGGGCAGTTGGGCGAGCGGCTGCCGGGGGCTTTCGCGATTGCGGCCAGAGCCATGGGCGTCACACAGGCCGAACTCGGCAAGCTCCTGGAAACCGGCCAGGTGGCCACCAGCGATTTTCTGCCGCGCTTTGCCGCGGCGCTCAATGAGAGCTTCGGCCAACCGGTGGATAACGCGGTTTCGGCAATCAACCGCTTGAGCAGCGCCTGGGATCTCTGGAAGCAGGACCTGTTTTCCGGCGGTGGCGCGCGCGGGCTGTCGGTCATCAGCGACTCGCTCAACGAATCGTCGGCCGCCATGCGCCGGCTGGGCAATGAGGCCGGCGTCACCCACCGGGCGCTCGTCGCCCTGGGCGGCGCGTTCGCCGGCGCTGTCGGCGCCAGTCACTTCGATATTGCCGGCCGACAAAGGACGATGTTGCAAAGCACCTTGCCGGGGCTGCGCCGGCAGATCGCCGAACTCGAAGACAAGAAGTCGGCGAGCCTTTTCGGCGCGCTGAACGTGATCGATGCCGGTCGGCTCGCCGATTTGAACCAGCAGTATCGCGCGGCGGTCCGCGAGATGAACACCGATCTGGCCGTGGCTGCCGGCAAGCTTTCCGGATTCAAGGACCCGGATCTGAAAGGCCAGCTTGCCGCGCAGCGCGCCAAGGCTTCCGAGCAGCTGGGCAAGTACCTGGGCGATACAGGCAGCGAGACTCAGGCCGTCAAGCTGTCCGCGGCACTCGAAGCCGAGAACAAGGCTTTCAGGGCGGCGACTGCGGGGTTCACCTTCAATACCAAGGAATACGCCAGCGCGCTCGAAGCACACCAGCGGCGTGTCGGCGAGATTAACGCCAAAGGGGCGAGCAAAGCCGGCGGCGGCCATGGCGGTGCGGGAAGGGGCGCAGCCATCGACATCGAGGCGATTCGCGCGGCCTCGCTGCGCGACATCGACAGGCAGGCCGCGGACGAGTTGCGCGGGCTGGAAGGCCAGGACCGCGCCCTGGCGGCGATGGCCAAGACGACCGGAAACCTGGATAACACCTATCAGCGCCAGAGCGCGATCTACAACGAAAAGCAGATGACCGGCCCGGAGCGGTCGCTGGCCGCGGCGCTGCGCAAGGTCGAAGAGGCGGCCGACGCGGCGCGCGAGGCGCTGGCTCAGAAGGCCGCGACGCTCGAAGTGGACAACGTCGTTGCGCTCGACGCCTTTCGCGATGCGGTGCTGCGGGTGGGCGAGGCGGAAGCCGCGCAGATCATGAATATCAGGACACTGCAGGCCGAACAGGAACGCCTCGATAGTCTCTGGGAGACCGGCGCGACGCGTGCCCTGACGAAGTATGCCGACGCGTCGGTCAGCGTCGCGGACCAGGTGGAACAAGCCTTCACGCGCGGCTTCCAGGGGATGGAAGATGCCCTGATGACCTTCATCAACACCGGCAAACTGAATTTTGCCGAGTTCGCGAAATCGATCCTGGCTGACCTCACGCGCATTGAAATCCGCGCGCAGATGACCCGGCTGCTGGGCGGCGGCCGCAGCCTCCTGAGCGGGATCGGTGGCGCGACGATGGCGGGCGCCGGCACGGCCAGCGAGAACTGGATCGACTCCGGCGGCCTCGGCGCTGGCGCCGCTGGCGGCGTGCTCGCCGGCGCGGCGAAGTGGCTGGGTGGCCTGTTTCCCAGCGCCCAGGGCAACGTGTTTTCGTCTGCCGGACTTTCCGCCTTGTCGGGGTCGGTGGTCTCTCGGCCGACCTTTTTCCCCTTCGCGCATGGCATCGGCCTGGCCGGAGAGGCTGGTCCGGAAGCGATCCTGCCGCTGGCGCGTGACGCGTCCGGAAACCTGGGCGTCCGCGGCGGCGGGGGCCACTCGGTGAACGTCACGATCAACATGGGTAGCGGCGGATCGGCAGCCGATATTCGCCGCGCCGGCGGGGCGGTCGCGCGCGAAGTGCTCGGTGCGCTATCCAGTGCGAGGAGATTTTCCTGATGTCCGAGTTCCTGGAGCAACGCATCGCCGGCGGCATCAGCTACGGCTCGTCCTACACCGACGAATACGCCGTGACGATCACCACCACGGCGGGCGGCGCCGAGTATCGCAAGCTCGTGCATCCGTATCCGGTGCGCAAGTTCCGTTTGGTCTTCCGCGAGGCGCTGGCCAGCATGTGGGCCGACGTGGTGAACCTCTACCACCGCTGTTACGGGCGCTACGCCGGATTTCGCGTTAAAGCGTTCGACGATTTCACAACCGCCCCCGATGGCCGTTCGGCGCCGACCAGAACCGACCAGGCGCTGACCTACGTTTCGAGTGGCGTCTATCAACTGGTCAAGACCTACGGTCTCGACGCTGCCGGGATTGCCATCGGCCGCCCGTCACGCGTGATTTACAAGCCGGTCAGTGGCACGGTGTTGATCGCCAAGAATGGCACGCTGTTGAGTTCCGGCGTCACCGTCGATACGACGACCGGGCGCGTCACCATCTCGCCGGCGCCGGCGTACCCCGCCGACACGATCACCGGCGGCTGTGAGTTCGACATTCCGGTGCGTTTCGACGTGGACTTGCAGGTCGACCAATCGGCGCCGGCGATCCGGATGCTCGAAGGCGTCGAACTCGTTGAACTCCTGCAGCCATGAAATCCGTCGTTGCCGATTACCGCACCCGCGTGTTGTGCCTGCGTATCGTGCCGGTTGCTGGATCCCCGATCTACCTCACTGATCATCCCCGCGACCTGGTGATGGGTGGCCACACCTACCTGGCGACGGCCGGTTACGAATTCACCGGCTACGCCGCCACCGCCGGCTTCGCGCCCGCCAGCATTGACATCGAGGGCATTGCCGGTGCCTCCGGCGTGACCCGCGCGGCCGTCGGCAGTGGTCTTTTTGACGGCGCACGGTGCTACGTGTTCGCGACTTCCTGGGCCACGCCCGTCGAGGACCAGGAACCGGTCGTGGCGGGCATCTTCGGCAGCGCCACGCTGCTGGATCACCGCTTCCAGATTGGCGGCGTGTCGCTGGTCGATGTGCTCAACCAGAGTGTGGGCAAGACCTATGGGGCGCAGTGCCCGAAGGTGTTCGGCGGCACCGAGTACGCCGGCTGTGGCGTGTCGCTGGCGGCGAACACGGTCACCGGCACGCTGACCAGCGTCAGCAGTTCGAGCGTCTTCACTGACTCTGCGCGCGCGGAACCGGCAGACTTCTTCGGCGCCGGCACGATCGCTTTTACCTCTGGTCCGAATGCCGGCTTGAAGGCACTGGAGATCAAGAGCTTTGCGGCCGGCGTCATCACCACCTTCGAACCGTTTTACTACCTGCCGGCGGTGGGCAACAGCTACAGCATGGTGCGTGGTTGCCGCAAGCGTCTGTCCGACTGCCAGGCCTACAGCAATGTCCTGAACTTCGGTGGCTTCCCATTCATCCCGACCGGCAGTACCTATTCCCAGGTTGGGCAGGGCGGCGCATGACGGCTGACGACATTCTGACCGCCGCGCGACAGTGCCTTGGCACGCCCTTCCGGCATCAGGGGCGCTTGCTTGCGTTCGGCCTCGACTGTGCCGGCGTCGTCGTCCATGTCGCCCGCGAGATCGGCGCCGGCGTGATTGATGTCTCGGGGTACGGCCGCACGCCGGCACACGGCCAGCTGGGGCGCTCGCTCGACAGCCAGCCCTGCCTGGAGCGCGTGTTTCTGGAGGACCGCCAGCCGGGCGACGTGTTGCTGATGCGCTTTGCCAGCGATCCGCAGCATCTCGCGATCTGCGCCGGCGAGACGATCATTCATGCCTACGAAGCGGCTGGCAAGTGCTGCGAGCACCGGCTGAATGACCTGTGGTTGATCCGCATCGTTCGCGTCTACCGCTTCCGGGGAATCCTCGCATGAGCAGCCCGGGGCAAATCATCGGCGGTGTCGTCGGCGCTGTCGCCGGGTTCTTTCTGAGCGGATTCAACCCGACAGGCGCGATCTACGGAGCGCAACTCGGCATGATGGCCGGCGGCGCCATCGACCCGCCCAAAGGCCCGACCGTCGAAGGGCCGCGGCTATCCGATCTCACCGTTCAGACCAGCAACTACGGTGCGTCGATTCCGCGCGTCTACGGTACGGCCGTGCTCAACGGCAACGTCATCTGGCTGGAAGGCAACCGCCTGAAGGAGTCGGTCACCAAGACCAAAAGCGGCGGCAAAGGCGGCAGCAAGAGCAAGACCACCACCCGCAACTACAGCTACAGCGCGACGTTCGCGGTCGGGCTGTGCCAGGGTCCGATTGCCGGCGTCCGGCGCATCTGGATCGGCCCGCAACTGATCTATCACGCCGGGGCGACCGATCCTGGGACGATCGTTGCCAGCAACGAAGCCGCGCAAGGTTTCGCGCTCTACCTCGGGAACAACACCCAGCAGCCCGACCCCCGCATTCAGGCCGATGTCGGGGTCGCCAACGCGCCCGCCTGGCGGGGACTGGCGTATCTGGTGTTCTACGACCTGGAACTGGCGAGCTACGGCAATTCGCTCGCCGGCGCCCAGGTGCGTGTCGAAGTCATCCAGCCGACGGCGACCGAGGCAATCGCCATCACCACGACCTCTACATCCTCGGCGGCGAGGACCATGGAGCTGGCCTGGCGTGGAGAATCGATCACCGGCATTGGCTTTCGCGTGGTCGATTCGCAGTATGTCATCGAGCGTCTGGTCGCAACGCCCAGCTCGGAAGACGTCGCGATTTCCACGACCCTGCTGCCGGGCTATGGCGCCGGAACGTTTCCCCACACGGTACGCGGCAACCCGGCGTTGCTGGTGGCGCTGATCGCCTATTCCGGCAGTTTCCTCGCGTTCTTCGACGACCAGGGCAATGAAGTCGGCACGCGCATCCGCATGGATTCGCCGTTCACGTCATGGGCTGGCGGCGAATCTCCGATCGCCTGGAACGCGGCCAGCGGCCGGATGATGATGCTCGGTTCTCTCGGCGCCGGCGTTTCTCACTACGCGTCGGCCAGCACCGGTTCTGGCGCCTGGGAGACGCTGATCACCTATGCGGCGGCGCCGATCAAGTTCTACGCGATCTACGGCTGCTCCGATGGCCAGACCTACGCCAAAGCGCCCGGCGATCTGCTGTATCGCATCGACGCGAACTACAACGTCCTGGAAGGGCCGTGGACCTACCCGACCACGCGCACCTTCCTTGACCGGGCCGGCTCGCACTTCTACTTCTGCAACAGCCTGCAGACCACCCTGTACGAACACACCTTCGACGGATCGACCTATAACCTTGGTTCGGGCGTCGCCAGTGTCGTCGGGGGGTTCGGAACCTGGTGCTACATCGGAGACCGTTCCTGGTGGCTGCGGGCCGGTGGTACCAGCTTCACCTTTGCCAGCTTTTCTGAGACGTTCAGCCCGCGCACCAATGGCCTGAATGCCATCGTCTCGGCCGAGTGCCTGCAGTCCGGCATCCTGACCGCGGGCGACATCGACGTGACGGGTCTTGCCGGCAAGTCGGTTCGTGGCGTCACGATCGCCCGCTCAGGCAGCATTCGCTCGGCGATCGAGCCTCTGCAAGCGGTCTGGCCGTTCGATGTGCAGGCGCACGGCTACCAGATCAGGTTCGTTCCTCGCGGTGGCGCCAGCGTCGCCACCATCCCGGCGATTGACCTCGACGCCCGCCAAGCAGGCCAGGCGCCAGGCGTCAGCCTGACCACGCGCCGCGAGATGGATACCCAGATGCCGCGCCGGGTGGTCGTCAAGCATTTTGACCAGGACCGCGAGTACAACCTGGGCGAGCAGTACGCCGAGCGCCTGAACACCGCCGCGATCAACGTCACAACGCTGGATCTGGCGATCGCGCTCACTGCCGGAGAGGCTGCGGGCGTCGCCGAAGTGCTGCTCTACCTCGCGTGGCTGGAGCGCTACGCCGTGACGTTTGTCCTGCCGCCGAGCTATGGGCAACTGGAAGTGGCAGACGTCATCTCGCTCGAAACGCCCGAAGGTTACGTCAGCTTGCGGCTGACCGCCTGCAACACGCTGAGCGATCAGCGCATCGAGTGTGAGGCCCGGTATGCCGCCGCGGCGATCTACACCCCAACGGCAACCGGCGCGAGCAGTGCGGTCACCGGCGCAACGACCATCGCTTTGAGGGGCATCACGCAGGCGGTGTTCCTGGATATCCCGCTGGTGCATGAAATGCAGAACAGCTTCGGGCTACCGGTGGCCATGGCCGGCGTGTCGGATGGCTGGCCGGGTGGCAGCCTTTACCAGTCGGCTGACGGTGGCTCAACGTGGAGCGATCTGGCGGACGCCGGCGCGCCGGGGGCAACGATCGGCACAGCCACCAACGCACTCGCTGCGGTTGATTCCCGTCTGCTGGACAGCAGAAGCCTGCTGGCGGTCACGCTGGCGACCGGCGATCTGTACTCGGTGAGTCTGCTCAACCTGCTGAACGGCAGCAACACCATGGCTTACGGCGCCAACGGCCGTTGGGAAATCCTCGGCGCCATGACGTGCACGCCGGGGGGCGGCAACGCTTACGTGCTGTCCAATCTCCTGCGCGGGCGCTTTGGTACCGAGTGGGCGATGGGGCTGCACGTCATCGGCGATACCGTCGTGCTGCTCGACGACGCCGACCTGCAGTGGCTGGCGATGAGTTCGAGCGCCATCTCGCAGGCCAGGCTCTACCGGGCCATCACTTTCGGCAACGACATCGGCACGGACAGCGACCGCAGTTTCACGTACTCGGCGGTCAACTTGAAACCGCTTGCGCCGATCGCCCTGACAGGCGCCCGCAATCCGGCTAGCAATGATTGGTCGCTGACCTGGCTGCGTCGCACACGTAGTGGGGGCGAGTGGCGAGACAGCATGGATGTCGATCTCGGCGAAACCAGCGAGCGCTACGAGGTGGAGATCTACGCCAGCGGCGCCTACGCCAGCGTCAAGCGCATCCTCTCGACCACCTCACAGTCTGCCGCCTACACCAGCGCCGACCAGGTGACCGACTTCGGCAGCAATCAGGCGACTCTCTATCTCAAGATTTACCAACTGTCCGACAGCATCGGCCGCGGCTATCCCCTGACCGCCAGCCTCACGAGGTAACCTCATGTCCAGCAGCACCAGCAATCTCGATCTGCTCACCCAATCGCAATCTGGCCACTACATCACCGCGAACGGCCTGTTCGATGCCGCCAGTCCGGCGATGCTGTTCGGCCGGCGTCAGGCGCTGTGCTCCGGGCTCAACTGGTTCTACTACGGCGGCGTGCTGCTCGCCGATGGCATCACTACCACTGTAGCCAACAATGCGTCGGCTCTCGTGCTGACCGCCAGCGCGACCAACTACATCGAGGCGACCACCGCCGGCGTCGTCTCGGCCAATACCGTCGGCTTCACTGCCGGTCGCATTCCGCTGTACACCGTGGTCACCGGTGCGTCGAGCGTGACCAGCTACACCGACCAGCGACCACTGACGTACCAGTCCGCCACCTTCACCACCGCGATCAAGACATTTCTCGGAACGCCCTCATCAGCCAATCTCGCCGCAGCGGTCACCGACGAAACCGGCAGCGGCGCGCTGGTGTTCGCGACCAGCCCATCGCTGACGACGCCGACGATCAACACGGCCGCATCAGTCGGCGGCACCTGGACGGCCGCGGCAACGTGGACGCTGCCGGCATTCACGCTGGGCGGCACGGTCAGCGGTGGTGGTCAGCAGATTAACAACGTGGTGATCGGAGCCAGCACCCCGCTGGCTGGGTCGTTCACGACCATGACAACCTCGGGAAGAGTGGGACTAGGCGGCGCCACTTCTGCTGATCGAGTAGTCAATATATCTGGGCAGATTACCGGCGGGGTAAATGCTTATGGCGCTATCATCCAAGGGACGGTGCAGTCTGATGTCACCACCGCCGCCTATCTATTCCGCACTGCCGTGGGGACGCAGGCAACAGCGTTTACTCTAAGCGCACTACATCATTTCTATGCAGCGCAGGGAACGATTGGGGCAGGATCAACCGTAACCGCCCAAACCGGGTTTTTTGTGTCGGGGAGCCTGACCGGCGCCACCAATAATTACGGGTTTCGGGGAACCATTCCGGCGGGAACGAATCGCTACAACACCTACATGGACGGCAGCGCCGCGAACTATTTTGCCGGTGACATGCAGTTCGGAAAAACCGTGACCGCAGGCGGAATAACGGGTAATCTGACCATCGACAAGACCGTCGGGTCAGTCAATTTCGCCGCGGCCGCAACCAGCCTGGTGGTGACCAACGCACTGGTTACGACCAGCTCGATCATCGTGGCCACCGTCGCCGCCAACGACGCGACGATGAAATCCGTCCAGGCCGTGGCGTCCGCTGGCAGCTTCACGCTTTATGCGAATGCGGCCGCTACGGTTGAAACCCGCGTCAACTTTATTGTGATCAACTGAAAGGCTTTCTATGGCTATCACCAAGTCTATTTTGCTGCGCGGCATCACCGTCCCCGATGCCTACATCCGCGTCGATCGGATCATGGGGGGGAAGTACTCCGGATTCCAGGCAGAGGCTGGCGTGTACGCCGGTCCGGATTTGCCGCAGCCCCTGGAAATTATCGGCTTCTTTTTTGGTTATGTCGCCGGGAAAGATCTGATGGAGTCGGCCTACGACGCGGCGAAAGCCGTGCCGGAATTCTCTGGCTGTTCCGATTGCTGACTGCGTAGATAGGCGTTTGGATGCCCGCGCGCAGAGGTTGATTCGGCATCAAAGATAGGGTCGAACTGGTGTTTACGAACTATGACCTTAGTCAGAACTGAACCATTGCTGGGAGGTGATCACCTATCTGTTTTCCCCGTTTATACCGTCGTTGGCGTCTCAGTGTGCAATTAAGTTACCCCACATGAAATTATTTCAACCCCCAAATATCGCGCACCAAGCGGGTGATTTATCGCGCACGGTTACAACAACGTCCTCTACGCCGGCGCTGGCAACAACGTCCTCGACGGCGGCAGCGGCACCGACACCGTCTCCTACGCCTACGGCCTGGCCGGCACCACCGGCGTCACCGTCAACCTGGTGGCGAGCGCCGCGCAGGCCACCGGTGCTTCCGGCAGCGATACGCTGACCAGCATCGAGAACCTGATCAGATCGGCCTACGCGGACAGACTCACCGGCAACACGGGCAATAACGCGTTAACTGGCGGGCTGGGCAAGGATGTGCTCACCGGTAGCGGCGGCAGCGACATCTTCGACTTCAAAGCCTTGTCCGAGATGGGTCTGACCAGCACCACCTGGGACGTGATCACCGACTTCGCGCACGGCACGGACAAGCTCGACCTGGCTACACTCGATGCCGACGCGGCGCTCGCCGGTGACCAAGCGTTCACCAATCCGGTGCTGGGGGGGGACGTTCTCCGGTGTCTTCGCCAATCCCGGCGATCTGTACTTCGACACCACAGCGCATGTCCTTTACGGCAACGCCGACGCCGATACGGCGGCCGAATTCGCGATCGAGCTCGTCGGGCTAGCCACCCTGAGCGGCGCGGATCTTTTCCTCCGACCGAATACGAGGGCAAGGTAG